ATTATTGTCCAATTATATTCAATGGATTATATAAAAACCTTCTGAGTGAATCATTTATTTCTGTTAAGCTATCACTTGAACTTTTAGTCCATTGAAGCATTTGTACTTCTCTATCTGTTCGTTCTTTATTATCGACTACTTTTTCCAATTCACCTATTGTTTTACCCAATTTATCTGCAATTGCCGTCAAGCCTTCAACAGTTTTCCTTGTTGATTCACTGGCTGAATCAGCCCTTTGCGGGCCTGTTATTTGTTCGGCTCTTTCTTTGTTATAACCATCTGTTACAACCTGAATATTTCGAAGTAATTGTTCTCCACTGGCATTTGCATTTTTACCAGTAGTGAGAGATCTTATATCAGACCATGTTAAGTCAGGATAAACAGCTTTCAACACATTTCGAAACATTTCCCCACCTCCTGTCATTCTTTTAAGCATGTCAAAAAATTCAGGTGCAAGCTTCCCACCGTTCTGCATTTCATCAATGTCGGCCCACAAATCAGATAAAGAACCATTAGGGTTAAGTTGTCTAGCCGTTCTAAGCAAAAGAGCCTGTGTGACATCATCCTGACTAATATTTCCACCGCCTAAACTTGTCACAACCCGATCAAGTCTCTGACCCTCAAACCCGCGTGCTCTTAAACTTGCAATAGTTTGTGTAACGGCTGCGGTGTTTACCGCCCCGGTTCTTTCAAGAATTTGACTGGATGTCCGGTTAAATTGTCCTAAATACTCCTGAATTGTACCAACTACCTCAGCATTCGTTTTACCTAAATTTCTTAAAGTAGTTTCAAATGTTCGAATTACAGCGTAGGAACTTCCAGTTTCATACTTCTGATCAGAACCAAACCGAATCGTTCTTTGAAGAGCTTCTTGCTGATCAGCTCCAATACCCAAAATATGCCCAGCCAACATCAACTGATTCAAACGATAGTCACTGGATTGAGCAGGTCTACCACCAGCAGCCAAAATCAAATCATTCTGACGTTGTGTAAACTGGCTCATATCTAGTCCTAAAGCCTTCCCATACCAATTATTATTATAGGCAGTATCCCCATCTATTTCTTTATAATCTTCTGGTTTTTTCGTAGACTTTTCACCTGTCCTTCGGTTTGTGTATATAGTCATGGCAGGCTTATACATAGGGACACCATGATCATTAACATCCAATCTTGAAGGTATCGTTTCTACACTATAATCAGGATTTAATATTTCCACACCAGAACCATTTATGGCGTTTGTCATTTCATTGTGGAATGTAGAACCCCGTATTACAGCCCGCTGGGAACCAGCATCTTCAAATTGTTGTGCGGCCTTTCTATCGGCTTCAAGAACCTGTGCAATATCTTTGCCAACAAAAGGTAACCAATTCCAACGTAAATTTTCTCGTTGGAAACGGTTTTCAGCAGTATATTCCTGAGCATACATACTGGAAAATCTACCCGCCAACATACCAACCGCACCCAAAATTAAACCTGGAATTCCCAACTTACCCAATAAACCCGAAACACTTGTAGGGATAGAAAATCCTCTGGCACCACTCCCACCAATTGCCCCCCCATTTCGTGGAACAGGGGGAACATTTGGCACATTTCCACCTCCATCTGAACCTGCACCATTATCACCAGTAGGCAATACACCATTAGTTTGATTTCGGCTATCCTGTTCAAGGATTTCAGCTATACGGGTAACTTGGGTGAAAATTCTATCTAGCAGTGTTATATTACGATTATTAAGACCAACCATGTCTAAATTCCGTAAATTTTCACCAGGAGTGCGGCCATCCATATATCGACCTGTAGTCGGATTTATTATCCTGCTACCAGTATTAAAATCACTTCCAAAATGATCAGGATTCAACAAATTATTTCTTTCTTTCAGAAGATCAATCTGGCGTTGTATTGAAACAATTGTTTCATCAGCCAAATTTTTAAACTTCCCTTCCATTTTTGTCAGGTCATCCCATAAAAATTGTGCCCCCTGACGTAATTCTTGTAGAGGGGATGAATCAGCTGTTACCCGTATTCTTTTATCCTCTGCCATTTTCTTGTTTCTTTAGCATTTTTTCAATTTCGGCCTGAGCTTCGTCAATAAAGCTTTCAGCAGTAATTTCTCCTTTCAAAAATTCCCCAATACCCGGTATATATTTGTCTTCCTTTTCTTTTTCCCTTGTTTTAAAGAAAAGTTTATCTTCTTCAAACTCCAACAACTGATCAATAAAAGAAGATTCCCGATGGGCAGGTGACATGAATGCAACACCGTGTTTCATTCTCCACCATTTATCCAACGGGAACCGACTATTCCAGTTGATGACGCATTGTACCAACTCGGAACGTTTCATCTCATTTCTGCTCTAATGTATTATCTTCACTTTTCAGTAATTCATCGATTTCTTTGAAAAATGGTGCGACTACTTTATAAAAAGCATCCCGAATTTCACAATAATCTCTAATATCGAGTTCATTAAAGTTCTTTACTTTCAAATCTTTAATAAGCTCCGGACACAAAACTACCAAAGTAGCTTCAATGTCAATCATATCTAAAGCATGTTGAGCAGCTTTAGACACACTCATCACCAAAGCATTATAATATCCATTTGATAAATTTTGCTTAATTGCTTCAATGCGGTAATACTGTCCCACATTAGGGAACTTAATGCTGTAAACATGTCCCTTAATTACTAATTCTACTTCGTCTTTTATCATTGTCGTTTGTCTTTAAAAGGGTATGGCGGTTATCCCGCCATACTAATTGGTTCCAAATAAATTCCGTTGATGTCAATACCCGAAATTCCTCCCTCCTGCACTTGAAACGATTGACTATTCAACAAACATCTCTGTAGTCTTGCAATGGTTTCTCCGGTATTATCAACCTCAGTAACCAGTTTTGACTGTGCATCTTCCGATACCACAGATTTTGCATAAACTGTAATATCAAAAGCAATATCACCAAGAACTAAGCTATTCTTGATTTCAGCGATACTCCCAAATTTCTTCAACATCTTACGCATGATAGGCGTTTCAAAAGAAAGAAAATACTGAGAAACAGACCACTGACAAGTATACGCTACCGCAGGAGCTTCCTGATAGGTTAAACTACCCAAACCCTGCACATTTGCCCGGTTAACGTTTTCAGAAAAATTCAAATTACGGCAATAGCCAGCAATTTCATTATCTATCTTAATAAACGCTTTAGCCGCGGTAAAAACTTTTCCTCTAGCCATATTTATTTATTTTAATTACGTAATAAAAATCCGGTAAAAAATACTTTGGTAACCTCATTGTTTACAACAACTTCATAAGTTACTTTATAGTAATCGTCTACCTTAGTCGCTACTACATTTTGAAACCGTGTAATCAAATTATCTTGATTTTCAGTTGCAACTCTTTGTTGTAAGAAATTAATTGTCCACGTCTCCAATGCTCCTTTAGACAGAGTATTGATATTCACTCCGTTTTCATCCCCCATAAGGTCGATTTCGGCATTCACAACACATTCTTTATTTAACTGTGCCAGAATACGCATAAATTGCAAACTGAAAGAATCACCCTTTTTATTGAAAAGAAGTTGATTATCTTGCAATGTTGTCACTGCCTGCAAAATTACAAACCGTCTCAAATATGGATTCGGGTACACTATAATCAAACCCGCTTTAACGGCTTTTTCCATCTCTTTTTCGCTCGGTATATGTTGTAATTTGTCACCGCCAATAGTTTTGTTTGTCGCGGGCACATAAGGCGGTTTGCCGGACACTCTACCGATTACCTGACACAAATTATAAAATACTCCCCACCAACGCACCTTTGTAGCTACTAAATCACTGGCAGTACCAATACCACCATGCACACATGCAACCCAAGCACTATTGAAAGAGCGGGCCATAGCCAAAGAATCATCATATTTTTCTTTGTTAGGATAAGCACCTACAAAGACAAATTTGTCAAACTTGGCCTGATTATTTCTATGTGAAATAACTTTCAAATTAATTGAACCTGCTCCGTTTTCACCTATCTGATCAGTAAATACAATGTTATAATCCAAATCTTGAATTTGATTTAAAACATCATCGATGTCAGTAGATTTGTAATATTCTGTGGCCCCTGTAGCTACTTTATATCCGGCATTATCAGTAAGGTCATCCGAATCAATAGTTCCGTCACCTTTTATTTTAGTGCTTGCGTCTAAAATAAATCTGGCTCCAAAATTATCATCAGTTTCACACCATTGAACTAACTCGGCTAAATTAGTGCATTCAGGAGACTGACAAATCAAAATAGGATCAGATTGTGCGACTGTCAACTCATCGAAAGACATTACAACACCAGTCACAGGATCAGTCCATTCACCTGTATATGTTCCTCTCCAAAACTGCATCACAAATGCATTCGGATCATCAGTACCGGGTATTACTGTAAAAGCATATCCAAATTTCAAATATTCCCCATCTAAAACACCGTTAGCGTTTAACCCCTCATCTATCGTCTTAATAACGATGTTACCTCCATTTGCTCCCCCACCAGTAGGTGCAAAAGTCATTGTTGCTGGGGTAGTAGTACAAGCACGTACATACAAAAGATTGCTAATACCAACCGCATCTGGATTATAAGGGTCCGGGGTAAAAAGAGCCTCAGCAGCTTTCCAAAATAACCCTCCTTTTACAAATTCCCTAAAAGAAGGTAAATCAGTAAAAGAATATACAGCATCCAACCCCTGTTTTCCTGCTCCATTTATACCAGAACCTCCACCAAACCCAGCTCCATAAACCCCCGTGTCAATAAGCAATACCGTCCCATAATCTAAATTACGGGTAGCACTGTTATCACCGGAAGTTATTGTGGAATAAATGCCGGGTAGAGTTCTCATTTTTCCATTAAAATAGACACTCGTTGCCATGTTTAAAATA